TCGGCCTCCCCGGGGATTCGACCTATTCCAATTACCGCGAGGCCAATCGCGCGCTGTGGCGGCTCGCGATCCTGCCGATGGCCGAGCATCTGCTCGGCGGGCTGGTGCAGGGGCTGGGCGCCTGGTTTCCGGGCGCGGCCCTCGCGGTTGATCTCGATCGGGTGACGGCGCTGGCCGAGGAGCGCGAGCTGCTCTGGCGGCAGGTCGCGGGCGCCGACTTCCTGACGAGCGAAGAGAAACGCAAGATGGTGGGGTTGCCATGACCGATGGAACGATGCTCGGCCAGCTGATCGCGCAGGCCGAGGACGAAGGCGCCGAGCTGACCACGCTCCGCGCCATTGCCGAAGAGGCGGGCACCGTGGGCGCGAACCGCGCGCTGGCCCGGCTGGGGCTGGAGGATAGCGGTGCGGCCAAGGACATGGCGGAGCTGCGCGAGCTGCTTAGCGCATGGCGCGATGCCAAGAAGTCGATGATCAAGGCGGTGATGCAGTGGCTGGGCCGGACGATGGCGGCGCTGGTGCTGGTGCTGCTGGCGCTGCGGATGGGCTTTCCGGGCTGGCTGAAATGAGCGTGCGCTTCGCCGGCTATGCGGCGGTGTTCGATCGCGAGGATCGCGGCGGCGACGTGGTGCGGCCGGGGGCGTTCGGGCCGGTGGGGCCGGTGCCCTTGCTCTGGCAGCATGCCGGCAAGCCGGTCGGCACGATCGAGGCGATCGGCGAGGATGCGCGGGGCTTGCGGGTGATCGGCCGGGTCGAGGATCCGCGGCTGGCGGCGCTGGTCGCCGAGGGGGCCGTCGCGGGGCTGTCCTTCGGCTACCGCGTGGCGGCGGCCCGGCGCGGCCGGGTGCGCGAGCTGACCGCGCTCAAGCTGATCGAGGTGAGCCTGGTGGCCGAACCGATGCAGCCGCTCGCGCGGGTGCACGCGGTCGGCTGAGTTTTTCTGATTTTCTTAAGCGGGAGAAGACCATGGATGCGATGGAATCGAGCTTCGAACAGGTGACGCTGCCGCCGGTGCGGCCGATGCTGGCCGGCGGGCGTCCGGTGTCGAGCGCGGCGTTCGACGGATACTTGCGCGGCGGCGTGGAGACCAAGGCGCTGTCGGGCAATAGCGGCGCCGAGGGCGGCTATAGCGTGCCGCGCGAGATCGACGCGCAGATCGACGTGACGTTGCAGGCGATCTCGCCGATCCGGGCAATCGCGAACGTCGTGAAGGTCGGGTCGAGCGGCTATCGCAAGCTGGTCGCGAGCGGCGGCTTCGACAGCGGCTGGGCCTCGGAGACCGCCGCGCGCCCGATCACCGCGACGCCGGTCTTCAACGAAGTCGCACCGCCCTTCGGCGAGCTCTACGCCAACCCGGCGGCGAGCCAGGCGATGCTCGACGATGCGATGTTCGACGTGGAAAGCTGGCTGGCCGGCGAGATCGCCCGCGAGTTCGCCCAGGCCGAGGGCACGGCGTTCGTGGGCGGCAGCGGCACCAACCAGCCCAAGGGCTTCCTCGCGGTGCCGACCTCGACCGCGGCGGATGCGACGCGCGCCTTCGGCACGCTCCAGTATCTGGCCACCGGCGCGGCGGGCGCCTTTGCCGCCAATCCGGAAGAGAAACTGATCGACCTGGTCCAGGCGCTGCGCGCGCCGTACCGCCAGGGGGCGAGCTGGGTGATGAATTCGGCGACGCTCGCGCGGATCCGCAAGTTCAAGACCAGCGACGGCCAGATGCTCTGGCAGCCCGGCATCGCCGCGGGCCAGCCGGCGACGCTGCTCGGCTATCCGGTGGTCGAGGCCGAGGACATGCCGGACATCGCCGCCAACGCCTTTTCGGTCGCCTTCGGCAATTTCCAGGCAGGTTATCTGATCGCCGAGCGCGGCGACACCCAGCTGCTCCGCGATCCCTATTCGAACAAGCCCTTCGTCCATTTCTACGCGACCAAGCGGCTGGGCGGCATGGTGAGCAATTCGGAGGCGATCAAGCTCCTCAAGTTCGCCGCGAACTGAGCCGGAGGAGGAACCCATGGCAGACAGTTTCGCGAACCGGGCCGATCATGTCGCGGCCCCGGCGACCTCGGCGATTGCGGTGGTGCCCAGCGACACGGTGGCGCTGACCGACATCCCCAAGGCGCTCTATGTCGGCACCGGCGGCACGGTGACGATGCGCGGGGTGAACGGCAGCGTCGACACGGTGTGGAAGAACGTGGCCAACGGCACGATCCTGCCGTTCCGCGCGCGCTATGTGCGGGCGACCGGCACCAGCGCCGCCGACCTGCTGGCGCTCTACTGATGGACGGGCTTTCGCTGTCCATCCCGGCGGTGGCGCGCAGACGCGTGCCGCCGCCGGCGGGGGCCGGGCTCTCGACGCGGGTCGACCGCACCACCAGCACCGTGGATTCCACGCTGCGCAGCACCGACAGGAGCTGAGCATGGCCAAGCAGAGCATCAATGTCGGGTCCGCCGCAAACGACGGCACCGGCGATACCGAGCGTGCCGCCTGGATCAAGGCGAACGCCAATTTCGACGAACTCTATGACGGCGCCGCGCGGCTGCCCAAGATCGAGAAGACCGCCGCCTATACGGCGTCGAGCGACGATACCGGCAGCTCGATCCGCGCCGATGCGAGTGGCGGCGCCTTCGCGATCACCCTGCCGGCGAGCGCGGTGCGCGAGGGCGACTTCCTGCGCGTCCACAAGGGCGATGCCAGCGCCAACCGGGTAACCGTGCGCAACGCCTCGGCAAGCGACCTCGCATGGCTGTCGGCGCAGGGCGATGCGGTGTGGTTCGTCTGGTGGAAGGGCGCGTGGGAGGCGTTCGACTGGCGGATCGCGCCCTTGCGGATCGTCTATGCCAGCTCGGGCACCAGCACCAGGCCGCCGCTGGCGACCGCGATCGAGGTGACCGCGATCGGCGGCGGCGGGGGCGGGGGCTCCGGCCGCTGCGGCGCCAGCGCCTCGATCCGCACCGGCGGCGGGGGCGGGGGCGGCGGCATGGTGCAGCAGCTGCGCTTCGCCGCCGCCGCGCATGGCACGACCGAATCGGTGACGGTGGGCGCGGGCGGAAGCGGTGGTCCCTCGCCGGGCACCGCTGCCGCCAACGGCGTCGCCGGCGGCACGGGCGGGGCGAGCCTGCTCGGCGCGCTGATCCGCGCGGATGGCGGCAATGGCGGCGGTGCCGGCCAGGCCGCCAATGCGAGCGGCGGGGCCGCGCTGCCGGTCGGCACCTTCGGCACGCTGGGTGGCGGCGGGACAAGCGCCTCGACCGTCACTGCAGGGGGTGGCGGTGGCGGCGCGACGGGCGGCGGTGCCGGCGGCGCCAGCATCGATGCGGGCAATGTCGCGCGCGGTGCTGCGGCCGGCGGTGCAGGATCGAGCCATGCCGCCGCGCCGCTCTCGGGCGGGACGGCGGGCACGGCGACGATCCCCGCCGGCGGGGCGGGCGCGGCTGCCGATCCGGCGCTCCATTCCGGCGGCGCCGGCGGCGGTGGCGGCTTTTCCGGCAACCTGACCGGCAACGGCAGCGCGGGCGGTGCCGGCGGTACGCCCGGTGGCGGTGGGGGCGGTGGGGGTGCGTGCGACACCGGCTTCTCCCCCGGCGCGGGCGGCAATGGCGGGCGCGGCGAGGTCCGCGTCACCTGGACCTTCAGCTGAGGCGCGGCGCGATGGCAGTCTATCGGGTGATCGAGGCGGGCGTGGTGGTCAACCGGATCGAGTGGGACGGTACGTCCCCCTATGATCCGGGCGAAAACCGGACGCTGGAGGCCGAGGCGGAAGCCTCCGCCTAGGCACGGGCCGCAGCAACGCGCGACACCAACCAACAGAGGGAGAAGAACCATGGACGCACCGCCCTTTCCGGCGGCGGCGATCGCGAGCGCGTGCGCGGCGGTGAAGGACTATCTGCGCATGGCGAACGGCACCGACGATGCCGCCGTCACCGCCGCGGTCCAGACCGCGCTGGCGCTGGGCGAGGCCTTTACCGGCACCGCCTGGATCGCGCGGCAATGGCAGGCCTGGCTCTGCCGCTCGCCCGATTGGCAGCGGCTGCCGGTGGCACCGGTCACCGCGATCGGCGCGGTCGAGACGGTGGATGCCGCGGGTGCGGCGGCCGCGCTGCCGGTGGCGGCCTACACCATCGATCTGGACGCGCGCGGCGAGGGCTGGGTGCGGCTGGCGCCGGCGACCGCGCCGGCGCGGGTGCGGGTGACCTTCGTCGCAGGCTCCGCGCCGGGCTGGGAGAATCTGCCGCCGCCGCTCGCGCAAGGCGTGGTGCTGCTCGCGGCGCATCTGCTCGAGTCGCGCGGCGACGCATCGGTGCCGCCCGCGGCGGTGGTGGCGTTCTGGCGGCCGTGGCGGCGGCTGCAGCTGATGGCGGGGGCGCGGCGGCAATGCTGGAGCAGCTGAAGGCGCGGGCCGAAACCACCGGTCGCGCGGCGGCCACGGATGCAGCGGGGCGATTGGCAGAGCGGGTGCGGTCGGCGGTGCCGGGCGTCTCGGTGGCGGTCGAGGGCAGCGCGGTCACGCTGTCGGGGCGCGGGTTGTTGCGGCGCTGGCTAGCCGACCCCGCGCTGCGCTGGCTGGGAGGGCTGTTGCGATGAGCCCGCAGGAAGCGATCACCGCGGCGTTGCGCACGGCGCTGACCGGCACGGGTGCCTTGTCGACGCCGGTGAACGGCGTGTTCGATGCGCCGCCGCAGCGCGCGGTGCGGCCCTATCTGCTCGTCGACGAGGCGATGCTCACCGACTGGAGCACCAAGGACCAGGACGGCCGCGAGGTCCGCACCTCGGTGCTGGTGCGCGATTCCGGCGCGGCCCGGCAGCGGGTGCGGGCGCTGGCGGCGGACGCCGAGGCGGCGGTCGCGGCGATGCCCGCGGCGCTGGGCGGCGGCTGGCGGATCGTCAGCCGGGTGCTGGTCCGCACGCGGGTGGTGGACGAGGGCGCGAACGGGGTGACGGCGGTGGTCGAGCACCGGGTGCGGATGCTGCGGACGGCGTGAGGGCCCCCTCCACCACGCCGCTCGCGCGGCGCGGTCCCCCTCCCCCGCTATCGCGGTGGAGGAAACGCTATCCGCATAAGGGTTTCCTCTCCCGCGAAGCGGGGGAGGGGGACCGCCGCCGAAGGCGGTGGTGGAGGGGGCCCGCCACCCCAAGAACAACCAACAGGAGACGAACATGGCAGCGGAAAAAGGCAGCGCCTTCCTGCTCAAGGTGGGCAATGGCTCGACACCGGTGGTCTATGCCACCGTGGCGGGGCTGCGGACGACGCAGCTTTCGGTGAACGGCGAGGCGGTGGCGATCACCAGCAAGGATTCGGGCGGCTGGCGCGAGCTGCTGTCCGGCGCCGGGGTGCGATCGGTGAGCGTGTCCGCCGCGGGCGTGTTCACCGGATCGACCGCCGAGGTGCGGGTCAAGGCCAATGCGCTGGCCGGCACGCTCGACGACTATCGGCTGAGCTTCGAGAGCGGCGAGACGATGACCGGCAAGTTCC